TTTAGGCTGCGCGATCCGAATTTGCGTGTCATTTTCCCACCTTTGAAATCAGAGATTTGATGTCGTCGCGGATCTCCGCGAGCATAGTGTTCGTTTCGCTGCGCGAGCGTTGCGCGGCGTCCATGTCCTCGCGCCGCTGGTTCCAAAGGCGTTTGATCTCTTTGGTGTTCTCTGCGCTGCCCGCTTCAAGGCGAACCAGCCAGACGACCACCGCCACGAAGCTGGCGGCGATCGGCCAATATGGGAGAAGGTTTTGCATCATCAGACCTCAAGGTGATGTTTCTAAAGCGGCTAGGCGGGTTTCGAGGGCCGTGATGATGGCCTGCTGTTCCTGAACAGCCTTGGTCAATGCGGCGACGACAGAGCGGTCATAAAACCCATAATATCCATCATTACCCATTGGGGCGGCTGACGGGATGATGTCTTTGACCTGATCAGCAAAGAAGCCGATTTCGATTGCTGCGTTTTCTCCGCGCTTTTCAATGTCATCAAGCCATTGATAAGCGCGCGGTTCAAGCCGCATGACTTCAGCCAGCCCGGGAATAGGTGCAGTTGTAACCTCGTGCTTCAAGCGGCTGTCGGATGCAGCAGACAAGAGACCCGCCGCACTAGCGTTTACTGCGCGTGACCCTGCACCAGCCAAACTGTTAATAGTGACACCGCCCGCAGAGCCAATACTCATGTTTGTTCGAATTAGTGTAGTGAAATCACTGTTAAGAGTTTCAATAAGAAAAGCACCGCCAGAAACGCGAACCCTAAAGTTTTCGTCAGTGGTGTCCGTCTCTTTGAGATTTATGGCTGGGCCGCCGCTTGCAATCGTCAGGTTTCCCGTAATGCTTGCCGCTCCAACCACATCTAGCGCGACAGTCGGGTTACTTTTGTTAATGCCCACGCCACCCGTGCCTTTCGGCTCCAACGCGATTGATATGTTCGTGTCAGTTCCTGCAGCTGACAGCGCGACTGCGTCTCCGGTCGCGGAGTTTGCCACGTTGATCTGGTTGACCGCGCTCGCCGTCGTTGTGAATGAAAGCAGCTCGTTGCTGTTGTTGTCTGTGATTGTGGGTGATGCGAGATTGAACTGGATCCCGGTTGATCGGGTCGTGAAGATGTTTGTGCTGGCGATCACATGGCGGATCTGCGCGCTGGTCGTTGATGTGATATAGCTCGTTTCCGCAGGATCGACTGCGACCCGCGCGACGTTGTTTGTCGCATCAATCACTGCCACCGGGATCGACTGCGCGCCGTCATAAAGTTTGAGCTCGTAGTTTGCGGCTGTCGTATCGACCCAGAGCATTCCAGCGGTAATATAGCTTGGCGCGCTCGACCCGCTGTGCATGGAGTTTACCGCGTTGCGATAAGAGTTCAGATCCGAAGCGAGCGCGGTTCCGCTCTTGGTGTTCGGGTCGATCGTGCCGAAATCATATTGAGCCATTAAGTGCCCCTTTCTCTGCCAAAGCCGATTGCCTGATAATCGAACGACCGACTAACCGCAGCCCCGGCGCTGTTGCGGAATATAACATCGAAGCCCGTTCGCGTCTTGTTAGAAATAACGTAATAGTCGCCCGTGTTCATATTCTGCGCGGCGATGGTCACCGACCGCAACTGTCTGAACTTCGGGGAGAAGACGACTGAGTAAGTGCCCGCGCCAGAAACGATGTCGTTCCCCTTAGCCACGCGGTCTGGCATATCGATTGTCGCGCTCAATGAAGTCAGCGTCGGGCTCAAAGTGGGCGACAGCGTGTTCATGTAGACGCGAAACTTGAGGTGCCGCGCGGTGTAATCTCCGACGACGAAGCGTCTCCACCCCCGATAAATTGGGGTCGCGCTGTCTGTTCTTGAAAAGTTGATTTGTAGTTCAGTGAATACGTCATCGCCAGTGTCGCCATTCACAAGATCTGCTGCCTCTGCAAGCGTCGTCCACGTTGACATCGTGTATAGGTTTGCGGCTGTCCCGACCACGGCGTTGAATGTAACACGCGAGCTGTATACTTCCGACAGATCCGTTTCCCCGAACTCATAATAGCCCTCTGACGCATAGCCAGTGTCTGCGGTGAACCCGATATATTCGACGGATGCAAGCGTCACCCAGCTTGCCATGAAATTCTGGCTCTGGAGTTGCAGCTTGTTGTCGTAAACTTCGATCGCGGTTTTTGTGCCCCCCCATGCGGGGTTTTCGGTGATCGTGAGCACCACATTCTGCGCGGCTGGGTCTTCCAGAGAAGCATTAATGTATTTGGCCGCGACTGATCGGTTTTGCAGCACGTCAATCGGCTTGATGGCATAAGATCCTGACCTGCTGGGCACAGTGAACGAACGCGCTTCCCGGGGAAGGCTGCTCCCCATCGTTGTCATGCTTTTCCAATCGGTGTTGTCTTGGTCTGCGGAATAGCGGATCTCATAGCCGATCACGTCGACAGGGATCGATGGGTATGTCCACTGGACGTAAGTGTGTTCTCCGATTGTGTTGATCGTGAAAGTGTCGACGGCTGGAGGTTTCGCGGACGCGCCGATGACTGTGTGGTTCGCAATCTCCGCAAACGCGCTGGTCGTTGCCTCGTCTGGGCCGATGGCGCGCACGGCGATGTCATAATTGACGCCGCTTTCGACAGGGAAGATCTCGACATATGGGGTATCGACTGCCGAATAGGGCATATATGTGAACGGGTCATCTGTGCCTGATCTGCGAAACCGCGCCTGAAAGAACGCTGTTCTGGTGACTGTCCCGTCGGATGCTCTGGCTGTTTTGCCTGCCTGCACATAAAGGAAGATCGACGGAACGATCGCGCCGCTCGACGTGACTTGCAGCGCGGCTTCGTCTGATACGACGCTGGAGATAAACGGGCGTGGTGGGCCAATAAAAGATGCTGACACCGGATCCGACAAGATCGTCGTGTATTCTGGGATTTCATTCGCCGCGTTATAAATCGCGGGCGAGTATGGCACGCAAGTGACGGCGGCGGCGAGGTCGTCTAGGTATTCGATCCCCGCGATCAGCACCTCTAGGCTCTCGAGGTTTTGCTCTCCGAACTGAAACAGATCGCCCGCGTTAACATTTGACCCGCCGCTCGTGACTGTGACAGTATCGCTGGTCACAGTCGTGCCTGATGCTGCGACTGTCAGCGCGCGCGTCGTGCCCGTCGCCGTTTCGCGGATTCGCAGCGTGTAAGCCTTGTCCGCCTCCCGCGTGACCGTCTCATCAAGAACGATTGTGTTTGTGGCGCGCGAGACCACGCGCCCCGACATCTGGCCGATCCCCGGCACATCATGCGTCAATCGGCACAGATCACCGCGCATCGCGACCAGATGTTCGATGTCGAGTTCGAACGTGAACACCTCCGGGCGCAGGCGCGCCGAAGCGATGTAATGCCGGCCGAGCTTGTAGACGTTGCTCGGGTTGGTCTGCCCGGGCAAGTCGATCATCTGGAATGTCGTCGCGTTCGCGGCTTTAAATCCGTCGTCATAGATGACGTACTCATCTTCGCGGTAGCCTTTGTTCTTGTTAAAGAAGCGGATCCGCAGCGCGTCTGGGATCTCGTTATAGAGGATCTGACCCGCAAAGTTGCGGGTGTTGCGGGGCGTGAAATGTTGAATGACTGTCGAGCGCGGTTGCTCGATGATCACTGTCCACTTGTCGTCGACATATGCTGGGCTCGCCTTGCCCGCGTTCGCGACGTCTTGCAGCAGATCGCGCACCGACAGCTGGAAATCAATCACTTGATCGAACGCGAACCCCTTTGCTTCGCAGAACTCATACCACGCGCCCAGTTCTTCGTTGTTGATGTTCGCGTTCGTGACCGGCTTCTTGTTCGGCGCGCCTTTTAGGACATAGCGAAAGATCGCGGCGGGGTTTGATGTCGCGCTCGTTGCTGTTGTCCACGCAGACCCGTTCCATGTTGGGATCTTGAGCGAGACAAGCGCGTTCAGCTGATTAACGATGCCGTTAAGCTGACCTGTTGCTTTGATGCGAAACGCGCTTTTCGCTATGCCTGACAGAAGCACGGGTTCAGACGCCGTATTGAAAGAGCGCAAGTCTGTCCAAATGCAGCTGTCGCTGATCTTGGCGCTGTTAGACTGCGCGACTGTCCGCCTGACGCGCACCTCATATTGCCCAGAGGTGAGCCCGCGTTGCCGCTGTGACACGCGTTTCACCTTCGCGGTGTCGTCTTTATAGGTTTCGTCGAACCAATCGGTAAAAGAACCCGCGCCCACAAGCCGATACTGACCGATGATGCGAACAGATGTGTTCACCCGTTGGCCTTTGTCGTTCTGTTTGAACAACCCGGCGGGGAAAGTAAATGTCACGCCGATTTCCGTCGTTAAACGCGGCGTCGTGCGCTCGACGTAATCAGTGGTCAAACGGATTGATAGATCCTCTTGGCTGGCATCTGCCGGGTAAAGATCAAGCTGCGTCGCGCTGCCATTGAAATCGTGTTCGGTGTCGACGTCGACGTAATCTCCAATCGGCGTGTTGCCGATCCTGATGTCTGACACGTCGACCGGGCCGTAGCCCCAGATCAGCACGAAGCGCAAATACTGCGCATTGCCGACGACTTCTGTGTAAGGGGTCGCGCCATAAGGCGGAACCATCCGATGCGTGCCCAGCACGACTGGCACAGTTTGGAAGGGCGTTATACCATTGCGCGCCGAACTGATCCCATAAGTTGGGCTTTCAGTGCGGCTCTGCGTCGGGCGCGGGCCGATCAGCGCCGAAGCCGCATAGGTGATCGCCATAGAAATCGCCGCGCCAGCGAGTGCCGCCCCGAATGACCCGGCGATGAGCGTCGGGAATAGGGTTGCGGTGATCGTCGGCGCGGCTGCTGTGCCCAGTAGCGAAATCAGCGTGACGGGATCCTGCGGCACGATGCGCAGATATACCGACGCGCCAGACTTCGGGCGGATCTTCGCCCAGAGATCCGGGTCGATGTAATCGCCCCCGATAAACGCGCTGATATGGTCGCGGTCAAGTTCGTCTGGCACGAGCGCCGTGATCATATCAGCGAGCGTGCCCATTGGAGCGACGCGAACGACCAGCCGCCCCCCCTGTGATAGCGGGTTCAGAACGAGCGTGACCTCGATATATTCTGCGAGCGCGCTCTGATTTGGGTGGGTAAGATCATTCAAGGCGATATGCTCCGATCACGCGCTGCAAGAAGCGGTTGTCCCCCTTATAGCGTGAAATGCAAGATCCGATAACCTCTTCTGCATGGAGTACGAAACCGGGTTGCGCGACGATCCCGCAGTGCGTGGCGCGCCGCCTGCCCTTATAGAACCCCCACATATGCAAGACGTCGCCCGATTGCACATCTGCGATGTCGATCTGCACGCCTGTCGCGGCAAAATCAGAAAAGGATCCCGCGCCGCGCTCGATCTGGCTCTCCATCTCATTGTGGCGCGGCAGCTTGATCTTATAGACTTCTTTGTAAACCAAGCAGACAAGCCCCCAGCACGACGCGCCTTCACGCGTCGCCCCGTTCCATTTGAACGGGATCCCGACATAATTGTTCCACCAGTTAGAAGATGCCGGGGAAGGTAGACGGCGAGAAGGTTGCACTTGGGAAAGGCTCCGTGAGGAAATTGTCGATTGTGAGGTCGATGTTCATCGCGTCTGCGTTATAGCTGACCGACGCCGCGACAAGCCCGGAAACGCTCTGCAAGATGGTGTTGGGCGCGCTCGCGTCGATTACCTCCAACTTGAACGCGGGCCGTTCGCGCTGCCCTGCCAGCGTGCGCAGGATGTTGAGTTCGGTCGTGACGTGCGACAGCGTGAGGCGCGCTCGCACTTGCAGCCCAGGGTCGTCTGGCGGGAGCGTCACGGCGAACGGAAATGCGATATAGGTGTTGCCGCCGGATGTGATGTTCTCTGTGTTGTTGACCAGATAAAATGTGTCCAGATCGCTGTGCGTGATCTCAAGCAGCACCAGAAACGCGCGCGCCGTTGTCTGCGAGTTTACGGCGGTGATAACAGCGGTGGGAAGGGTGCGCGCCATTACGGGAGCACCTCCAGCACGATCTCGATGCGCCACTGCCCAGTGCCCGCCGTGCCCCCGCCAGATACGGCGGAAAGAGAAGGCGGCGACACGAAGCGCGCTGAGATAGTCGAAAAGTCCGCAGGATCGATGAAATCGAACTCGTTCGTCCCTTCGGAGATTGTCGTCTTGTAGAACGTCTCAAACGTCGCGCGCTCTGTGCCCGTCAACAGCATCGTGCCAGATAAAAAGCGCGATGTTGCGGTGAACCGCTTGCGCTGCTTATAGGGGCCGGTTTCGGTCTGCGAGCGAATGAAACCCTGCTGCCGGGTGTCCTGCACGCCGACTTCGAAATATTGCGGAAGTGATCCCGGCCACGTTGGCATGGTCTAGCCCCTCTGCTGCAAGCGGTTGCCCAGCCCGAACGTCGTGCGGATGGCGCGGTAGCTAGGCCCGCCCGATGTGATGTCCTGCGCGATGGCGCGGCCAATCTCCACGACGAGGTTCCCCGCGCTGTCAGAGGACGCCGTGGCCTCCTGCCCGCTGTAATTGTTGATGATGACGTTCGGCGCGCTGTTGCCGTTCGCTGCGGTCACGCCCAGTTTTCCATCCGCGCCGCGCGCCAGCGGCATGATGGCCTCCGGCCCGGCTTCGCCCATCAGCCCGATGCCGTTTGCGAACGGGAAGATTGTAGGCCCGCCGACGATGCCGCCGTTCGCAAAGGGTGTGACGCCCGCGCTGTTAAATACGTTCCCCTTCGCTGAGAATATCTCCGCGATCCCAGCTGCGATAGGCTTGGAGAACTGCTGCGCGAATAGATCCTGCGCGACTTGCGCAAGCACGTTTGAAGCAAAGTCGAGCAACGCTTCTCCGAGCGTCTTTGTCCCGTCTAACACCGAAGCGAACGCGCTGTTGAGCTCGCTCTCAATCGTGCCCGCGACGCCTTCAACCACCTTTTGAAAGGGGTCGAATGTTTCGGTCAGCTTTGCCACCTCTTGGTCGACTTTTGCCGCCGCAGTTCCAGCGCCGCTCATTGTCTGGGTAAGCTGGGCAGTCTGCGCGTCAAGCTGCGCTGTCACCTCTGCTAGTCGTTCAGCCTCCGCCACAGTCTGCGCCCGCAAGGTCGCGGCCTGCATACGCACGCCCATATCTTGCGACCCTTGCATGATGCCAGACTGTAGGTCAAACATCGCCCCCGCTTGCCCGCCCGGGTCTCCTTGGAATTGCAGGCGGATCTCCGCTTCGCGGCGCGCCTGCGTGGCATTCGTTGCCATTGAAATGGCGTTAACCGCAGCGCGGCCCATTTCGTTTGCCAAGGCGGTGGCGTTCGATGTCGCCGCGCTGATGTTGTTCGCCGCTGCTGCGGTTCCGTCAGCCAGATCTAGCCCGGCCAGTGCGGCGTTGACCATCTGCTGGGTAAGCTCGCGCTGCGCCGCCGTCATATTTTCCGTGCCGCCGGTGATCTCCAGCATCAGCCGTTTGACTTCGGCAAGTGCAGCCACCTGTTCGTCGACAGTCAGCGCGGTTTGCAGATCTGCGAGAGCAGCAGAAAACGTGATCGCTTCTTCTTGCGTTGATCCCAGCGCCTCTTTGACGCGCTCAATGCCCGCCCGGTAGCCATCCAAATCATCAATCTGGGTTTGTAGGCCCGCGATGCGGTTAGAAAACATACCAGCTTGCGCGTCGCCCGCTGTTTCTGCTTGCTTCTGAAGATCCGCCATCTGCGCCCGCAGAACTTCGACTTTTTCACCCGTGGCGATTAGTTGTTCACCGGTCTGGCCTTCAAAATCCCCAAATGCGCTGACGAGCGCCTCAGAAGACGCCGCGAGCGCATCTAGGGCGTCCAGCTTGGCAAGTTCTTGGTTGATCTGTAGAAGCTCGCGCGCTTTGCCTGATGCTGCGCCATATTGTTCGATCAGTTTGTCAGTAGGCGAGGCAGCGGCGGCGGATGCCGAAGCGTAAGCATCGACAGCATCAGTGAGGTCGTCCATCGCCTTAGTGAGCGCTTCAGCGCCGTCCGCAGCGCCAAGAACAGAAGGCGCGAAAGTCAGAAGCGCGCCGACTGCAACGCCGATGACTGCGCCGAGCGGCCCGAACCCGCCCAGCATTTGCGGGAGTTGCTGGCCGAGAGCGCGGGATGCTGGAACGCCCATCTCCATCTGAACGATAAGGTCAGAAAGCTGGAAGCTGGTGTTTTGGATGCGAGATGAGTTGTTGTTAAACGCCGCCCCGATGCGATCCATCGCGCCCGGGAGCGGGCGCGCCGTTGCTGCGACCTTAGATTGCGCGGCAGAGGTCGCGTTAAGCTGGTTCTCTAGGGTGTCGGCTGCGCCCGCAGCGCCCTTTGCCGCGCTGCTGAACTGGCCGAGTTGCTGCGCAGATTGCGCAGCGCCTTTGGTCTGAACTTCGACGCCAAGCGTTACTAGATCGGTCGTCACTTCTTTGCCCTCTCTGCGTGCCACAAGCCGTCGAGTTCTGAGATCGCGTCGACCTCTAGGGGCGTGAAGACCCGCCCTGTAAGTTTACTATACGCCAACACCTCCGAAAATGCTATGGGCGCGTCGGCCTGCCGAGACCGATGCAGGCGGAGAAACACAGACCAGAACTCGCCCATTGTTGGCGGCATGGGCGTGATGTCCAGTTCGTGCGGGCGGATCCCCGTCGCCTTCTCGACCTGCTCGTAATGCTCGCGCAGCGAGATGCCGTCTTTGTCCCGTTGCGCGAGCCGAAATACACCCTCAGCGTGCTTTATTAGCTCGCCGAGGGCTCCTCGAAAAAATTGGCGCGGATCGACGCCGCCGTGAAGATGTCGTCGCGCAGCCACGACGGAAACTTAGCATAGACCTCCGGGGCGTCTTCCACGCGCGGGCGATCTTTGCCTGCGGTGATGTCCCAGCGCGCCGTGATGCGCCCGAGGAACGCGACCAGCTTTTGCGTCTGGTCTTCAATCCCAAGGCGCGCCACTTCGGCCAGCGCGTTGCGGTATTGCGGCGTGTCCGCACCATAGATTTCGATCCATTGCGGCGACCCGTCTTTGTTCAAAACGGGCTCCTTTTTGATCGGGTGCAAAACAGCGTAGGTGTAGGTTTCGCGAAGCGTGAGGTCGTAGAGATCCATCAGTTGCCCTTTATGATGTCGTGCGGGTGATGCGCATCTGCGTGTCCGTCGAGCTGTCGCGCAACGCAACGAACGGGATGGTAAGCAGGCGCGATGTTGGGCCGGCGACAGGAACAGCCGCGCCGTTGATCTTGATGCGCGGCATCAGCAGCGTGTAATTTAGCCCGGCCACGCGATCATCCAGCACGATCGAAAGCGAACTTTCGGTTTCGTTCAAGAACTTGGTGATCAGCGCGGCGTCCTGATAGAACACAGTCATCGTGCCTTCGAGCGACGACATCCCGAACTCGACCTGCGGCGTTGTCACCGAACCCAGCGCGAACGTCGGGTTCAGGTTGTTGTTCAGTGTAAAGTCAATCGAATTGACGTATGCGATAGCCGATCCGCCTTCGCTGATCGCGCCGGAGAAGCTGTCGAAGGGTTCGTTATTCGATGCAGAAGTCAAAGTCGCGTCGAGCGGGCTCGTGCTCTGCGTCATGTTCTTGCCGATGATCCCGAAGGTCGCGGTGGTCATCTGGTTCGGAGCGATCGACATCTGCATCGTGTTGACCATGCAGCCGGTGAAAGCGCGATATTGCGTGATGTCGAGCGCCCCGTCTTCGAGCGTAAATGACGAAACATTCGTGCCGGTGTTTGCCACGTTTGAGGTGAAATTCCCGAACAGCGCAGCCTGCAACAGAAAGTCATAATCAGCGGGGCGCATCTCGACCGAAATGTCGCCAGTGACAGTGCGCTGCCCGTGACGATCAACGCGCGGCATCCGATCCGGGGTGATCTCTGCTGACTGCACGCGCGTTTTGCTGAGGTCGACCGAATGCGTGACGAATGGGAGCGATACCATCGCGGGCGTCGCTGGTGTCGTGCCGTAAGTGCTCTCCGATATATAGGCGAGCTGTGTTCTAGAACCCTGTGCAAATGGCATTTGTGCGCCCTCCTTTTATGAGTTGGTGTAGGTGTACCATGAAATCGAGACAGTGACGATATACCACGGCGTATCGAGCACGGCGACGCCGCGCTCTGCGTAATTGAACCGCACAGTAACGCCGCCTGATGTCAGCCCGGTGTCGACTGTGAACGACGCGCGAATAGCGTCTGCCAGCGCGTCAGCGGCGGCTGGGCCTGCGCCTTCTGGCAAGTGCGCGGTGACAAGGAAGCTGCCATCGTGCCGGATCTGCGGGCTGGGCCCGCGCACGGCTGGGCGGCTCGTCACGGGCACAAGCGCCATGCGAACCCACGCGGTGTTGGTCGTTGGGGTGAACCGCACGTTCTCCCATGCGCGATTGCTCGATGACGGGATCCCCGAAACATTGGCGATCTGCTGCTCAAGCGCCGCGCGGATGTCCTGCATCACTGTCATGGGATCCCCGTCGCTTTGATGTTGCGGATCTCAACCACGACTGCGTTCGCGATTGAAGCGGCGCGCGCCAGCACCTTTGCAAGGAACTGGGTGCGCGCCTCAACAAAGATCGCATAATTCGCGCCGTTCAGCAGATAGAGCGACCCGTCAAGACTGGCAAGCGCGCCGGCCTGCCCAGAGAGGCGCGCCATCGTTGCCCCCGGCGCGCCTGCGGTGGCCTCGCCCTGCCCAGCGCCGGGCGACCCTGAGAGTGTAGGGGAGAGAAACCACGACGCACGGAGCCGCCCGGTCTTCACCGGCGTGCCGCGCACGACCTCAAGCGCGAGCCGGTTTGCAAACTCGTTCCGCGCCTGCGCGACAGTCGCCCCCGCGTCAGCGGCGAGCTTGTCAAGATCGACTGTGATCTGCTGGAGGATCTGCCCCTGCGCCATCATTCCCTCGCTTGGCAGATATAGGCGAGGATC